CTGTTTACATAAACACGCAGTGATAGATACTCCCTTTGGTATTTGCTTTGCAGATAATAAGCAAGTGAGTCTTATCCGTGGCACGGAAGTATCTGAACTCTCTCTTTTAATCAGAGATACATATCAAGGGTTAGATTCTACTCCAAATACAGGTGGTTTTTCTTTGGGTTATCATCCAATTATTAACACGCTTATTTTTAGTTATGGGTTTACTGGTGCTTTAGCTATAATGTATGCTTATAATTTTGATACACAGTCTTGGTCAAAGTTTGATGATTTCACAGGGTTATATCGTAGTCAGTTTTTAGTATCAGATAATCAAGAATTACAAACGTATGAAGGAGAAACCAAGAAGGTTGCTAATGTTTTTAGTAGTACAGCAAATGATGCGACTTCTACAATGTTATTAAAGACAAAAAGATATGACTTTGGTTTACCTGATAAATTTAAACGCTTTACAAAATTGCACATTACCTATAAAGGGAGTGGTACAGGTACAGCTATGTCTTATAAGGTGTATATAGATGGCAGTGATACTGCAGCTATTACACAAGAAATGGTTGAGCATTCTACGTTGCAAACATATTCTAGTATTGTGAATGAGCTAGGAAAGAGCATTGAGATTGAAATCTATGGAGTCGAAAGCAATGTGCGCATCGATGGCATAGATATTGATTATGATATAGAAGGGAGTAATCCATAATGGAAGAAACCATTGAAACACTTACTGATGGTAAGCAAGATAAAATTTTTAACCTTAAACAAGGATTTTTTAGTCCTCAAGAAGGTAAAGACACAGATATTGGGATATGCACTAAAGAAGGTAAATTTTACTTAGCAGTAAAGCTAAATGAAGAGTGGCATTTCTCAGAAATTAAAAAAGCAAAGGATTTATAATGGATAAATATCAAATTAAACAGAATAAAATTGGTAAGAGATTAGTTGGTTATCAGGTTGTAAATACTGAGACTGGTAAAGTGTTAAAAGAATGGTCTGTACAATCAGGTAAAGGCGAAGGTGTTTTTAGAGGAAGAAGAATAGAGAATGCAAGTAAAAATGCTAAGAATTATTTACAGTCATTGCAAAATAAACAAGCAGTTGCAGGCGACATAGCGGAGTATAATCCTGAAACTGGTCTGTATACGACTCCAGATGGGAAATCGTATGAAAGTATTGATAAAGCTCGAAGCACTTCTGAAGAAGCTCGTAGGATGGCAGAGCTTGAAGAAACTGAAGAGAAAACAGAAGCGCAACTTGGGGAACTAGAGCAACTTATTCAAAGGTCTGGAAGAGCGCAAAGACAAATGGCTGAAAGAGTTGGTGCTAGACAACAAGGTCAATTATTAAGTCAGTTAGAACGCTCAATCTTAGGGACAGGTGGAGAAGCTCAAACTCTAGAAGCCTTAACTCCAGGTATTCAAGAAAGAGCGGAAAGAGGTTTATTAGATAGGCTTACAGGTATTGAAGCGCAAACTGCACAACAATTACAGCAAGTTCCTAGGTTAGCAATAGGACAAGCGACTACAATGGCAGGATTAGGTCAAACGCAACAACAGATTCAAGACCAAATGGCAAGAGCTATTATGAGTCAAGAAACTGCAAGGGCGCAGATACAAGCAGACATAGACAGGCAGCCAGAGTGGTGGGAGGGTATCTTAGGTGGTGCAGGTAAAAAATTAGGCGAAGCAGCAGGAACTAAATTAGGAACTAAATTAGGATTGGTATAAATCATGGCTTTTAAATTTAAAACAAAGAAAAGACCTTCAGCAACACAGGCATTTGCAGGTGGCTTTGCTCAAGGTGCAATTAAAGGATTGCAAGAAGGTGCAGAGAGAAGTTTACAAGATAGATTGAATCAGCAAGAAGTATTTAAGAATTTTCGTAAAGATTTTTCTCAGTCTATTAATTATATTGATGTAAATGATGAAGATAGAAAAATATTAAGAAATGCTCAATCTATGATGTTAATGGGTACATTAAAAAATAAAGATGAAGTCGTTACTCATTTAAATGCTAAGTCTCCTAATTTAGGTTTTAAAGTCACTGGAGCATCAGCACCGCAAGTAATAGGTAGTTCAACAGGTGGCTATAGCACACTTCAATTTGTAAATGGTAAACCTATTATTAGTAAACTTACAGATCCTGTAGAGAATCCATATATGTTAAGGACAACTTCTCCTGAAGGTATAGAGACATTACAAGCAGTTCCAAAAAAATCATTAACTACTCCTGTAATAACAAAGACTTCAAAGTCATCAAAAGAAAAAACAGTTGAAGATAAACAACTTGAATTAGCTCAAAAAGAAGTGATTAAAAACGCAACTGAAGAGGGCATTTCTATTGAAGGTTATATGGAAAAATATAATGGGCAACCAGAAGTAGAATTATATAAACAATTACAAGGAGGGAATCAAGAAGTTGTATCTGAATCTACTAATGTTCAACCTCAAGCTATGGAAGGTATGACTATTATTAACCCTAACACTGGTGAAAGATTAATGTTGAAAGACGGTCAATGGCAGCCAATCAAGTAACTCCACCATTACCCAAAGGTTTTGTATTAGAATCTGAAATACCTCCTTTACCAAAAGGATTTGTAATAGAAGATGATTCTGATATAAAAGTTGATACTGTTAAAACAGAGGTTAAAAAACCAAAAGAAGAAAAAGTAGATAAGGTTCAACCTGGATTAAGAGTAGCTCCAGAACCTACTTTTGGTCAAAAGTTTAAATCATTGATTCGAGGAATGTTTGTAGATGATTTAAATACAAATGTTGAAAGCCAAATGATTTATCAAATAAGTAAAGATACTGGTAAATCACTTCAAGAGGTTTCTAAAGACTATGATAAATTAATTCGTGATCCAGAAATCACAGGTATTAGGCCAGACCCTACAGTAATGGAGGGTGCGGATATAGCATTTACTGGTGCTATAGCAGCAGGACTATCTACAAATCCAATAACAGCAGGACTAGGTATAGCAACATTTATGGCAATAGATGAAGTTCAAAATGCTATTATTTCTGGTGCTACAGATGGCAAATATGAATTTGGTGGTGGTAAAAACTTAGCATATTTACTACCAGAAGATGCAACTAGAACTTCAAGAGAATTTGTTGAAATTATTGATTTAATTGGCAAGGGTATGGTTGTTGGTAAGATTACTCCTAAAGCAAGACAGCAGTTTAAAAAAGCATCCGAGTTTGTTACTAAGCAGTTTATTAAAGAATATAAAATGCCTAAAACTATTTACATGGATGCAAATAAGGTTAAGTCAGCATTAAGAGGTGGTGATAAAGATGTTATTAGCAAGTCTGAAAAAGATTTATTATTTGATTTAAATCTTAAAGGGCCACAATATAGAAAAGCAGTTCGTGATGGTATAGCTATAGAGATTCCTGCTGAAAAAGTAACAAAAATGGTAGATAGACCCTGGTGGGGACAAGTTAAAGAAGTATTTAAAGTTCCTAAAACAGATAGGGTTATTAGTGTAGAAAAGATTGGAGAAACAAAACAAACAGTAAGAGGATTATTAACTGAGCCAAAATTTAAAGTTACTGAAACTCAAGAACTTAATTCTTTAGTTGAAACTTTTAATAATACTTATAAAAGATTGTTTCAAGAGGGTAGAACTAACGCTCAATTATTGCAAGATCAAAAAGCAACAATTAGGCTAAGTAAACTAATTAAAGAAATAAATCCTAGTTTTGAGGCTCCAGAAATACCTTTTGAATCTGATTTAAATCAAGTTGAAGGAAGTACATTAAGACAAGCCAATATAGATGCTATGGAGCGTAATCAGCACTTTGGTGAAACAAAAGCTGCAAAAGAAAGAGTTGCAGATGTTGAAAGAACTAGTCGAGCTGATATTACACAGTTTATGAGAAATGCGTTTGGTGTAACTATTAGAGGTAAAGCAACCAATCGAATGAGAGGTGTTGCAGGCTTTTTTAGACCAGATAAAAAAACAGTAAGGTCAAAAGTTACAGACGATGTTTATGTATTAGCACATGAGGTAGCTCACTTTTTAGATAATAAAATATGGGGCAATCAACCTAAGCAAAGACCTCAATTTAGACAATGGCAAGAAGAGCTTGGAAAATTAGATTATGATAAAAATAAACTAAGAACAAGTGAAGGCTTTGCTGAGTTTGTAAGACATTTTGTAAGCACAGGAAAAGCTCAGGAATTAGCACCAAATTTTTATAACTATTTTACTAATGAGTTTGCTCAACAAAACAAAGATATATATAAAAACATTTTAAAACTTAAGGACTTAATGACTCGTTATAATAAGCAAGGTTCTCTCGATAGAGTTAAGTCACAAATCAACTTTGATGGTAAACCTCCTAAACTACCTATTAAAGAAAGAATTAGTGATGGAATGACAGCTTTTAGGCAACGATTTATTGATGATGTAGCCTTGCTGTCATCTATTATGAAAAAAGAAAATATAAAAGACTTACGACCAAGTGAAGATCCAGTTCAATTAACTCGATTATTTAAAGGCAAAGCGAAATCAAAAGCAGAAAATGCAATTTTAAATAACACTACAGATTATGTAGGTAATATAACTGGTGATGGTTTAGTTACAGTTTTAAAACCTATTTCAAAAAATAAGACTGAAATAGAAAATTTTTTATCATACGCTTATGCTAGGAGAGCATTATCTAGGCCAGATATTGATGCAGGTATAGAACTTACAGATGCTCAGTTTGTATTTGATAAATTTGATAGTAAGAAATTTAGAAAAGCAAGTGATGATTTAAGTGGTTGGGCAGATCGCATATTAGATTATATGGTAGACTCAGGTGGTTTAAGTCCAGAAGCTAAGTTAAAGATTAAAGAATTAAACCCTATTTATTTACCATTGTATCGTTTTTTTGCAGACAGAACTGTTCCTCAGATGAAAGGTAGAGCTGTATCAGGTGGAAAGCCGATAAAAGGCTTAAAAGGTAGTGGTAGACAGATATTAAATCCTATTGAGAGTATGATTCGCTATGTTGAAAACATTTACAATGCTGCTGATAAAACAAGAATTGCTATTGCACTAAGGGATTTATCTGATAAAAACATCTTACCTGGTGGTTATATAGAAAAAGTTCCACCTCCTACAAATGTAAAAACAATGCAATTAAAAACTGTTGTAGATGTTTTAGAGAAAAATGGTCTAGGTGTTTTTAATAGAACAGATGAAAACAAAGCAGGTTCAGATATACTTACTTTATTCACAGTAGGTAAACAATATTATGGAAAAGAAAATATTATTCCTATCTATGAAGGAGAATCAGTTTCTTTTTATGAGATAGAGCCTAAATTGTATAGTGTGTTAAAAAAACTGGAAACAGAGTATTTACCTCCAACATTAGACTTAATATTTGGTAAATCAACTCGTATGTTAAAATTAGGAGCTACAGGATTAAATATTGCTTTTTCTTGGATTAAAAACCCTTTTAGAGATATTGCTACTTACTTAATTACTTCTAAACAAAAGCTACCAAATCCAGCCGCACCTGCAATTTCATTATTAGCCGATTTAGGATTAGGGTCTAAGCAAAGTAAAGAAGCGGCTAGATTATTTAAAGCTATGGGAGGCGGAGGAACTACCTTAATGGGTAGAGATAAATTAACTAGCTATAAAAAAAGAGTAGCTCAAGTTATTAATACTGCTCAGGGAGGTATTAAAGGAAATATAAAAAATGTAACACTCCAACCAATTAATACAATAAGGCGAATTTTAGAAGTTACAGAATCTGCCCCAAGAATTGCTGAGTATGAAAAAATGTTAAAAGAGTATGAAAAAACATACGGTAAAGGTTCAGATGATGCTAAAATTGCAGCTTTTAGAGCTGCGGCTGATGTAACTGTTGATTTTAGTAGAATGGGTGCGAAAATTGGTTTTATCAATCAAATGACTGCTTTTTTTAATGCTCAAATACAGGGTGGTGATAAGATATATCGTGAAGCAAAAAATAATCCTATGAGCTTAATAGTAAGAGGTTTAAGACTAATAACATTTCCGACTATCTACTTTTGGTATCAAAATAAAGATAAAGAATGGTTTCAAAAAATGCCTTCTGATTTAAAGTATTCTCATTTATATATTGATACTTCTGATTTCAGTGACAATGAAGATATTATCTCATTGCCTCTACCACATGAGTTAGGGACTCTATTTGGTGGAATATCTATGGCTTATTTAGATGAAGAATATGAACAGAATCCTAAAGCTACGGAAGATATTGTATCAAAACTGTTACAAGCTGTCCCTTTACCTATACCTACTGTCGTTCAACCGTTTAAACAGGCTTGGGCCAATGAGAAGTGGTTTGGCGCACCTATTGAGACTGATGCTATGAAGCGTAAAGAAATCCCAGATCGCTATACTGATTACACTATGCCTATTGCTAAAGAACTCAGTCGCTTTATGTACGAACATGAACCGACTAAAAAGTTTACTGGCTTTCTTGGTATCCATGATTATTTATCTCCAGTAATGATTGAAAACTTTGTTAATTCAACTACAGGAGGATTGGCTAAAACTATTAACGATGTTGTAACTTTAGGTGAAAAAGAAATAAATAGTAAGGCAGATATTCCTGCTCTTGGTAAGCTATTTTTAAGAAAAGAAATTTATGAACAAAAACCAGATTTAGATTTTGATAGATTAAATTTACTAAGACAGAAAAAGGTTAGTAAGACCTTAAATACTCCAGAGCTAAAAAGAGAATTAAAAGTGTTAGAAAGAGAATATGATAAATATCTTAAACAGCGTAGAATAAGAGAAAGAGAAGCAAGGTTAAAAAAATAGCATTACCCCACCCTCCCTCTTGTATCATAACCAGTATCATAACTAAATTCTTTACAATAAGGTTCGTTCATGGTATTGCCAATACCTTAGAACCTTCCACTAATTATAGGAGAAATCATGGCAAGAACAAA